CGCACTGAGTCTCTCGAATGGGCACAAGGTAAACTCAAGAATCCTAAGCGTTCTGTGCTCAAGCCTGAGCCTTGGGAAGAAGTCGCAGACAACCAGTTCAAAGTTAAGTTCAGCTGGAATGAAGAGAACCGACCGCCTGTTGTTGACACCGAAGGTACACCTGTCACAGACGAGAATACGCCCATGTATTCTGGTAGCCGAGTTAAGTTGGCGTTCTATCAAAAGCCGTACATCCTCAAGGATGGCGTCACTTATGGGACAAGCCTTAAACTGGTTGGTGTACAACTGGTGTCTCTCAATTCAGGAGCTGGTGTAGACACTGGCGATATGGCTGCTGAAGATGTAGCTGCCCTGTTTGGCAAGACTGAAGGCTTCAAAGCTAACGACCCTGCTGTCACTGTTATCCCTGGAGCTGATGATGACTTCTGATTTTCAATTTACTATTGCAAAGGATGAGATCACTGGTATCTACAAAGGTACTCTTGACATCCAACTCCCTCCCATTTGTGTCACCCGTTATAAGGCTGACAAGAACGATTTCAAGTATGAGATGCAGCGTGCTGTAACTGAAGTTGTTGAGGCTATCATTGAAAAACACATGGACGACTAATGGCATTCAGATCCAAGCTCGAAGAGAAGGTTGCTGATCTGCTTGTCGATCTTGGCGTTAAGTACGAGTACGAAACAACTAAAGTCCGTTACATTATCCAGCACGTCTACACACCTGACTTCGTGTTACCTAATGGTGTCGTGCTGGAATGTAAGGGCTACTGGGAACCTGCTGACCGTCGTAAAATCAGGGCAGTAAAGGAGTTAAATCCTAACCTTGACTTGCGTATGGTCTTCCAGGCACCGTTCAATAAGATCAGTAA